CGCCCGAGTAATTTTTATAGGTCTATAAAGAGGTGTGATGGTTACTTCCTCCCAACCATTTTCAATTCAAATGTTGACGCGACCCTTTCTGTTGTTACTTTGGTAACAATAAAAGGCATCCACGGGAATTGATCAACAAGACCTACGACTTTATCACCACTCGAAAACATACTGGATAGCCTGATAGCTTCAGGACTATCTATTTTCAGTGTAATCTGCGCGTGTACTGTTAGTGTGTCGATTTTCATTGTTTGTATCGTCCTTGGTAGTCCGAGTCTACCGGTCCAATCTTTGCGTGCTGACACCACGGCTCAGTGCCTCTGTGGTGAGGGTGTGGGTACCCGTCGCACAGGCATGTGCGTTTTTTATCTGTTTCCTTTCGCCACTTGTCCGGCTTTAGTGTGTTGCGTTTACACGCTGGGCACTTAGGTCGCCGAGTTTCTGTGTACATCTCGATAGGCTTTGGCAGTACTTTACGTGCGCCACACGTACGTTTAATTGAGCATCGATAGGGGTAGCTCATACTGTTCAGCCTCCTGATTCTCGAATAACTCAAATTGTTCGTGCCACATGTCAGGCCAGCAGTGATTCGATTTCACATCGTTAGCTAGCTTGGTGATTACCGCTAAATTACCATGCCAGTGGAGTCCGCACACATGTGGGTGGTTCAGAGGAACAACATGATCAACATTCGTATCCTCCCCTTGATCCCTCCGAGATTTTGATTCTTTGTAGATAGCTACCACCTTGTTGTGGTCTACCCACTTTGGCGTTGCGATGGCCATGTTACGAAAATACAAAATATTCCTACGCATGCTCTTGGACGTTCCTGGGGCATCTGGATCTTTGTTGATCCAACTGGGTGTTCCCACCCTGGCTCGGATGTTACCGCTCACTCTGTACCTACAGTACTGCACCGCTGTACAGCGTCAATAATGTCTTTTGCCTCAACAACAAGTAATAAATCACCGATTTTTAACTGTACTGTTGCACTCGGTCTACCGTTCGACCAAACTTGGATGCCCTCATCCAAAAATTCTGTAGCGACATCATTTCTGCTGTCAACTTTCACCTCTGCTTTAATGTGCCTAGTCATAACAAGCTCCTTTGTAAGTACTTGGCGCGTCAGTCCCGCCTAAGTTTGTAACGCATACTATGCAACTTTTTTGTTCTTTGCTTTACTTAGCATTACACAACCTCCAACTTAGTCACTGGGGCGCTCGTCGCTGTCAGTGATTTTTCAAATTCATTTAGTACATCGATCGTGTCGGCTTTCGCCCAGCGGGCGCCGTTACGCACGGCTCGCAGCCGGTGCTGTTTCGGGTCAGTATGAAATCGGTACCGACTCTGGCGCAGCGGTGGGCAGAAATTGGTGAGTGTGGTGCGTATTTTGTACCGGTCCTGGCGGCTCATCTCCATACGGGCTTCCAACCACTTCTCGACGATCTCGGCGGCTGTGACATCGCTCACGAACGGCCCGATTCGATCCTCAACTGCCTCGACTATGGCCTGCTCGACCAGGCACATGTTGGCGTGTGTCATGCTGCGCTTGGCTGCTGTGGTCATCGGCGCCTCGCCCGGGTTGAAATCGCTGAGGTCCATTTGGTGTATGTGCTGTAGGAGGTGCAGCGGCCCGTCGGTGTCCAACCAAGCAAATAATTTTTTATAGTATTCGTTGGATTCCTTGACCGCTGCGGACATGTAGACAAAGAACCGTCGGTCCATGGCTCCCAGCGCCGCTGCGTTGGCATGGTTCGAAAAGCACAGAAAGTTCGCGAAGATATCGCGCATCCGTGGCTGCTTGTGCTTTTCGTTGATCAGTATCCGCTCCTCGGTGATCAGGCTCAGCAGCTGCTGCATCATGTGCTGCTTACTACCCGTCATCAGCTCATGAATTACCACCATGGAGCAGCCAAATACCCACCCGTTAAAGTCGGAGTTCAGCTCGTTGTTCCCGGCTGTGTTGACCTCGTACACACCCACCAGCTTTTGCAGTAGTTTGTAATACCAGGACTTCCCGACACCGGGGGCTGATACAATCAGCACGCCATGCGCGACGCGTCGCTCCGGGTACCGGACTGAAAAAGCCAGCCAGCGCCAAAAGGCCTGCTTTTCTTTCTCGTCGTCCCCGAACAGGTAGTCGAGGTGGTTCCAGAATGGTTTCAACTCCTCAGCAGAGCTATTGATACCGCTGCTACAGCTATGATCACCACTATCTCTGTCATTGCATTCCAATCCATTTTTCAACTCCTCGGCGACCTCTGAGGGCGCCCATTTGTTATAAAATTTAGTCCCTAGGTGCTCGTACACCTTCGGGCCGTTCGGTTTGTATCCATAATCATCCACCGTCTGCCGATTCTTGTGCTTCAGCCAGATATCCGGCAGGGGTTTCGACTTCGCGTTCTCCCGTGTGCTGGTTCGCAGCATGATGTTCCCGAAGGCTGACTTGAACGCGTCCATACGGATCGTCGCGTACGCCGGGTGTTTGATGGTGTCGATCACCACGTTGCCCTCGATACAGAACACAAAGCGATTCAGCGCCGCCTGGACGGTGTCCAGCACGCCCTCTGGTGGGACTTCGATGATGTCCGCGTACTCGCCGGCCGGGTCCGGCAGTGCGTTGTCGTCACTGGGTGGTGCGTGCTGCCTGGGTGTCGTCGAGCGTTCCCGGGTATCTGCGATCGGCTGGGTGGGTGTTATCGCCTGTAGCTCAGCCTCGTCGCGCGCGGATGGGTTATATGTTTTGTACGTGCGGTGGAGTTTGAGGATGATGCTGCTCAGTGATATCTCATCCCCTCTAGGCTGTTCAAGACGTAGGTGTAATTCCCTTGCGAGGATTTCAGCGTGTGCGAGAGGGTAGTTACGCTCTCTCCATGAGCACATAAAACGAAATAGTGTGTCATCACGGCCGCCCGCTGGTATTCGATCAGGAATTTTAGAGTATTCGGATGGATCATCATCGGTGACTAATCCACCAACCCCACCACCTGAGCCAGGTATACCATCAGTGCTCCGAATGTAGTCAGGTAAATCACGATACACGCTGTCACGCAGCGCCTGGTCTTCCTGTTGCGGATTGTCGGTGTGGGGTGGTCGCTCAGGCGACGTTTGGGTGTTATTCGGCTGTCGTCCCAGAGTGGTTTCATGGCTTTTCTCCTGCGTAATGCTCGTTTGCGCCGAGCGCTGTGTGTTTTGTGTTTCCAACTCATCTTGTCGGTCCTTATATGGTAGCTGCTCTGCCAGTGATTCCGGCAACTCAGCCATGGGTATGTCGAATATGATGGTGTACGGCGTGTCGGGGTGGTCTGTGAGGTACATCCCGGGGGCTACCACCTGACCACCCTCGGCGCGTATGTCGATGCCGGACTTGGTGGCCGTGAGGCACGGTAGTTTGATGCTCACGGTGTTTTTGATAGGCCGGGCAGGGTCCGGGTGCTTGTAGTAGAGGTGTATCCCGCCGGATGGTGTCTTTACCGTGTATGTCTTGGGCAGGTCGTGCGCGGCTCGCAGCTCTGAGAGCGACTGTGCGCCCTTCGCGCCCTTTTTGGTATCCACGTCAATTACGAGGAACGTGCTGCCCGTGGCGAGTCCTACGTTGGCGTTAGGGTGGCGATTCCACCACTTGCGAATGGTGGCAGGGTCTGTGGTGGCGAGTCGCTGCCACTCTGAGAGGTTTGGGATCTTGGCCCCCCTGCGCAGCGGGAGTACTCGGTATCCCTGCGCTGCGAGGTCGAGGGCTTGGTCCAGTAGTTTAGACATACGTGGGTTCCGTTGTTGTTTTCGATCTAGTTATTTTTGGAGTTTGGCTATGGTTTTACGGATTGACTCAGTAACTTCAGCACTTAACTCCAGCGAAAAAGGTATCGGCTTGAGTGATTTAAACCCGCATTCAGGACAAACCTTGTCACCCCACTCAACAATTTTATGTTCATAGTGGTTTGTTATCTGGCCAAAACTCTTTTCATGCCCGCAGTTGGCGCATTTGTAGTCTTGCTTGTGTGTTTCAGCACAGAATCCAATTTTTGTATTGTTGTCCATATCAGCTGGCGAATCGTGTGATTTTTGGTTTGGCGGCTTTTCGAGCTTTGCGCTCGGCGGCCCACTCGATGATGTCTTTTTCATCGTATCGAATACGCACGGGATTTGCGAACCCCGTTACGAGCGGGTCCGACTTCACTATAAAGTAAGGGGGTCCGGTGCGGCCACTATCAATTGAGATTTTGGTTCTGAGGTGGTTAAGGTATCCAAGTGAGATACCTGCCAAGTCAGCGGCTTGTTCCGGCGTTAGGTAGGCCATGGGGTGGTCCTGGTGATTGTTGAACGACTAGAATAATAGACTGTAATACATGCATTTTGATCTGTCAACCAAGGTTTTTCTGAGTCAGTGTTCAAACTGCGTTAGAGATACAGCTGAGTCAGTCTTTGGCTGAGTCAGTGTCTGAGTCAGTCTTTCCAAGAGATTGACTCAGTCTGTAGCCCTTGTGTACCAACGCCTGTAGGAATATTGAGTTACTGAGTCAGTCTTTCTTTATAGTAGTAGTAGTAGTAGTATATATATATAGGGGTAGGGGTACCCCTGCCTCAACCATACCGTATACATACAATGTCGTTTTTACCCAAAAGACTGACTCAGTGAGGGTATTTTTTGGTATGTCATTGAATATAAACAGGTATTTTGAGTCAGACCCCCCTAAAAAAGACTGACTCAGTCCCAAAAAGACTGACTCAGAGCAAAAGACTGACTCAGTGGCTGAGTCAGACCCCCTTTTTAGGTTAGTACGGTAGTGATTTGATCGGCGCGCCGTCATCATCCAGGATTACGATAAACCCTGGCGCCGGGCTCTCGGCCTTTAAGTGATCGAGAAATTTGCCCTCCGGTTGTGGTCCCACGTACTCGTAAAACTTGCGCGCGACCTCTCGGTGCTCGAATCGTAAAGACTGGTAGAGTATGGCTGTGTTGGTCATGGTTTAGTCCTCTTGAGTGGATCAATACCTCGGCGATTAAGTTCAATTCTAAACTCATTTGAGAGTGCCGACATCTCCCAGCGTTTGAGGCTGTACTTGTCGCAGAGTTTGGTGAACATAGCCTCAGTTCGCGATCTCCCGGACTTCTCAAAAACATTTGCGAGTAAGCGAGCGTGGATCTTATATGTCGGTGTTACTGGCGCGGCTCCCAGCGTTTTGGTTTGGTGTGTCATTGGATTACCCTCTTAATCAGATTGAACCCGCAGCATTGCGGGCAAGTGCGAATCGTTTACGTATTTCTTAACCAGCGACCCGGCGCGCATGATCGCCCAGGCTCGGCAGTCTGAATAATCGCCCGCTAGTTTGAACAAGTAGCTCGGCTCGTGGTGCGAGTGCTGGATAACCTGGTTCTTGGCGGTTGTTAGTCTTAAGGTGTACATGGTCGGGCCTTTAGTTGAGATCGGTCAGGATATATTCTCCCGAATCAATCTTTTTCTGTGTTTCGGCTTTGGTCTCACCCAAGAATTGGTTGCGATACTTGCCGGTGGTGCGTGAGTAGTCCCAGTAGTTTTTGTCAAGCCTAATAATAGGGTCGCCCGACACGACATCAAAAATGCGCTCAGCAATTATTGAGTCATACGACTGGAATACTTCGCAGCGGCTCGTAGACATCGGGAGGTTGTCGGGGCCTCCGAAGTGCTTAAAACCCGTAAGGATGAATTGATTAGCAACGGTATTGCCACGCGGGCTTGTCATGTTTTCTACTTTCATGGTCTTTCTCCTGGTTTAAATTCTTACACCTTCAGACTGAGCCCAAGAATATAAGCCTTCGTCATTCACGATCCACTCGCGGCGCTCGCTGTCATTGAGCGCGCAATTGGGGCAAACGGATTTGATGGCCGCGTCAAGGGCTTCCCGGTGTTCTTTGATAAAATCGCGCATTGTCATAGTTTTGTCCTCAGTTAAAAAGCCATAAAATAAGGCCAGTCGTCACTAAAACGGTGGCGCCAGATACCAGCACGGCGATTAGAAGCCCGCGTTCAAAGTTTGAGAATTTGGGACGGGGTTTGCAGTCTTTATTGAATGAGTTCATGGGTTCAGGTTTCCTGTTGTTGGCAATCACTGATTGCTTGAAGTGCTTCAGCGTTGCCAAATTGCTCAAAAGCGGGTGCTATATCGCCGGAATATTCGTGGTACAAGGCGATTAAATCAGGATCATCAGGGGTTTTAAAGCCTTCGCAGTTGTGTGCAATAGCCGGGGGCATTTGTACTCCCTCTATGATCCCGTACACCTCGACAAACCAGCAACCTTCAGCGTTAAAGCCGAGGGTTTTGGCGTTGGTGGATGTTGCGAATGCATAAGCGATCTGTTTAAAGGTTTTCATGATTCAGCCCTCAATGAAAGAAGTTATAGAGCACGTCCACCAGGGATTCGGAAAGCCCTAGTAGCAGAAAGCACCCGATTATGATCAGCGCGTCTTTTTCGATGTATCGGTAGATGTGTTTCATGGTTTAAACCCATGCGCCAAATGCTCAAGGGCGATATTCCAGAGCCACACACTTTCAATATATGCGGGGGAGTTCCTACCTTTAGCACCACCGCAATGGTTTATAAGCAGTCTCATACCCTCCAGCTCCGCCAGTACCGCGGACCATCGGTGGCAATGTAGTTCGCAAGTTGTCGCAGCTTGAGCAGTACGCCAGCTAACACTGATAGCTTCTGCTAAGTTTTTGGTAGATAGATCCATAGTCGTTACCCTCTTGTTTCGTTGGTGTTGGACATAATATAGCGTAATACACTGTAATAAGTAAAGGCCGTGAGAAATAAAAACAGGGCGCTTTCTTGAAGTAATTTTTATGTGCGTATAAGCTCAGTGTATGCAAACCGCCGCACAGACCACCCTTCGCGCGCGCGTTGATAACGACGCCGAGTTTTTACGAGCTCTAAAAGATACAGGAAACGTCACTGTAGCCTGCATGGCTGCTGGGTTTGATCGTAGTCACATATACAAACGCAGGGAGCGAGATATAGAGTTCAAAGAAGCCTGGGAGCGAGCGATAGAGGTATCTATTGACAAGCTGGAGCTGGTAGCCAGGAACCGGGCGGTAAAGGGCGCTAAGCGCGAGCTGTACTACAAAGGCAGACCATGTGGCACGATATACGAACCAAGCGACCGGCTTATGGAGCTACTACTCAAGGCGCATCGACCCGACAAATTCAACCCTGTACAGAAGCTCGAACACTCCGGCGGCATAGCCATTGCTGTCGTACAGTTCGGACAGCTGGTCACACAACCACAACCAATTGAACACGACGTAACACTAGGCGCAGGGAGTGAAGAGCTTAGAAGCGATCTGACGCAGGCTGGTGCCGTGCCAAGCACTGAGGCTCTGAGTAACCAGGCTCCAGGAGCTTCGCTCCCAGACTTAGGAGGGGGGGCTATTCCAGAAGGGGGCACCCCCAAACTCCCGGCTGCTCAGAATGATGAACCCTGCCACGTAGCCAGATTTTCTGATTCAGAAGCTGAGTAATCCCACACTAAAAGTAAGGAGATTCAGAGTGAAAAAACAAGAAACCATGATCGACGAGCTGAGAACCCTCCCCCACCCGCCAGATGTTCTCCATCTCGACATAGGCATGACTGGCCAGCTCCACACGTACAAACTCATAACGCCAGGAGCCAAGCGTCAAAAGCCAAAACCCCCGACACTGAAAGAAAAAATAAAAAAATTTCTGTAGCAACAAATGGCCAAAACCAAGATAACGATCCCGAACGCCTGGGTGCCGCGCGCCTACCAGTTACCCCTGTGGACGTATTTTGAGCGTGGTGGGAAGCATGGAGTAGCGGTATGGCACCGGCGCGGGGGTAAAGACTCACTCGCGCTCAATTGGACCGCGGTAGCGGCTCACACGCGGATTGGTGTGTACTGGCACATGCTCCCGACGCAGAAGCAGGGCCGCAAGGTTATCTGGGATGGCATCGACAAGCAGGGCCGGCGGATGATCGACCAGGTGTTCCCAGAGGCCATACGCAAGTCCACAAACTCGCAGGAGATGCGGATCGAGCTAAAGTGCGGATCAATCTGGCAGGTAGTGGGGTCGGATAATTACGATTCTCTGGTGGGCGCCAACCCGGTTGGTGTGGTCCACTCTGAATTTTCAGTGGCGAATCCTGCTGCCCGGCGCTTCCTCTCCCCGATTTTAAAAGAGAATGAAGGTTGGGAGTTGTATATCTACACCCCGCGCGGTAAGAATCACGGCCACACACTGTTCCAGATGGCCAAAAAGAACCTTAAGTGGTATGCAGAAATACTCACACTGGAGGACACTCAGGCGTACCCAGTATCAATCATCGACGATGAGCGTGCTGAGGGGATGGATGAGGATCTGGTACAGCAGGAATACTACTGCTCGTTTGATGCAGCGGTGGCTGGCGCCTACTACGGCAAGCAGATCACCAAGGCGAAAGCGGAAAATCGAATTGGAGCAGTCCCATGGGAGCCGAAACTACGTGTGGTAACGGCGTGGGACATCGGAGTGGATGACGATACGGTAATCTGGTTCGTACAGTTACATGGAAAAGAAGTACGAGTAATCGACTATTATGCAAATCGAAATGAGGGGTTTGAGCACTACGCGAAAGTCCTGTTGGATAAGCCCTACAGCTATGAGGAGCACTTGCTGCCACATGATATTACGGTGCGGAATATGGGCGCGGAGGCGCGGAGTCGCCAGGATATACTCGAGGCGCTATTGAATCAGCGAGTAACAGCTGTACCGCGGCAGTCCGTGGAGGATGGTATACAGGCCGTACGGACGCTGTTGCCGCGAATGTACTTTGACGAAGATAAAACCGAGGTGGGGTATGAAGCGCTGGCGCTGTATCGCAGCGAGTTTGATGAGAAATCCGGGCTGTATAAACCGGTGCATGACTGGACCTCACACACAGCGGATAGTATGCGGACTCTGGCTATGGGGCTCCGAGAGATACGGCCATCACAGAGGCGCCAGGCGTCGGCCACCACGGCGTATGATGAGGTTGGATTCGGCTTAGGGCAGCCAAATCGGCAAGAAGTTGCGGTAGATGATCACGATTATTTTTGAAATTACAGAGAAAAAACCTGAAAAACTCTGTGTTTTTATTACTTTTTACTGAGAAAGAGTGGAAATTCACTGTAAAAACTATCTATACTTGGATAAATTCGATTTATAGCACGAGGTATTTGTGATGGGACTTCTGAAAAAAATACGAAAAGGCGTAAGCGGTGTTGGGCGCACAGTTGGAAGTGCACTCCACTCCGGTGGGGAGACCATTGAGGCGCTTGGTGCTGAGTTGGATGATACCGCACGCCAAGCTCGAAAGAAAAAACGTGAGAAGGAGGCAGGGGCTGCGACAGAAGCTGCAGCCAAACTTGGACAAACTCAAACTGCAGCTGCACTGGAGCGCCGGCGGAGACCACTGCGACTCAAAGGTGCGCGCTCGACACGTCGATCACAGATTACACCGGATATCTTCGCGTCCAGCCTGGGCGCACCAAAGACGCTTTTAGGGCAATAACGTGGCTGATACAGTACGCTCCTCGGCAGACCTGCTGGCGAACTTATTCCAAGATGGTCAAGCTGCTAGTTCGATCACAGCGCAGGATTTGCGTGATCTGATTGTCTCGATGCTACACTCGAACGGAGCGTTTAGCATGGTAACACCAGCTGCGACGACGATCTCAGTAGCGGGTACTTACTACAAAGCGGCTGGTACGACGTTATTTGCTACGGATGATGCGACTGCTTTTGATGATGACTCCGGCACGAGTAATCGAATCAAATATATCGGCACACCAGACAAGCACTGTGAGATACGAGCTGTGGTATCACTAACCTGTAGTGGCAGCAACCAGGTACTTGGGTTTAAAATAGCGAAAAACGGTGTTGTAATCGATACATCAAGTGTCCGGCATACAATCGGATCAGGATCAGAGGTTATAGCTATTTCAGTTAGTGGTTATGAGGATGTATCAGCCGATGATTATTTTGAGCTATTCGTAACGAATGAAACAAGTACAGCGACGATTACGATCGAAGAAATCGCGTTCTTTGTAGATGGGTCGATGCACTGATATGGTTGATGTCACTCAGCACCTCGCACGACTCAAATCCCTCAAATCTGAGCGTAGAAACTGGGACTCTCATTGGCAAGAAATTGCAGATCTTATCTACCCCAAACGAGCTGATTTCACAGTTGAGCGAGCACCTGGCGAACGCCGGATGGCGAAAATCTATGATTCTACACCAATCCACGCGAACGAACTTTTAGCGTCTGGCCTCCATGGCATGCTGACCAATCCTGCGACGACATGGGCCTCCCTGTTGATGGCAGATCCAAAGTTGAATAAGGACGACGCTGTAAAGAAATGGCTCCGAGCTACTCGGGACATCATGTTCGAGGAGATTAATGATCCAGAAGCTGGGTTTTCCACTGCAATGCACGAAGTCTACATGGATTTTGGATCATTCTGCACAGCCGTTTTATTCATCGGAGAGCGCCAGGATCGATCAGGTATAAACTTCCAGGCGCGGTCGCTGACTGAGAGTTATATCTCAGAAAATGCCGACGGCCTAGTGGATACACTGTACAGAACCTGGAAATGGACTGTACGCCAGGCACTGCAGAAATGGCCAAAAGAAAAACTCAGCGAGAAGACTCAGAAGCTAATCGAAAAGAAAAAATTCGATGAGAAGATCGAGATTCTGCACGTCATAGCACCTCGTACAGAACGTGATACGACAAGGAACGACACGGCGAATATGCCGTATATGTCCACGTTTATTGAAGTCAAAAGTAAGCACCAGATCAGGGATGGCGGGTATCCTGAAAAGCCGTTTATGTCACCGCGTTTTGCGAAATCATCCAGTGGTGAGACGTACGGTCGCGGGCCAGGTATCTCGACCTTACCAGATGTAAAGATGCTCAACGCCATGATGCGCACCACGATCAAAGCCGCACAGAAGATGGTCGATCCGACATTACTGGTCGAGGATGACAGCGTAATCGGTGTTCTACGCTCAGTACCGGCGGGGATCAATTACTATCGGCGTGGAGCGGCGAAACCAGAGCCAATGAAGACAGGTGGCCGGATCGATATCGGCGAGGCCATGATGGACGGTGTGCGGGCACGTATTCGCGAGGCGTTCTTTATCGATCAGTTACAGCTTCAGCAAGGACCGCAGATGACGGCGACTGAGGTATTACAGCGCACTGAGGAAAAACTGCGGTTGATGGGGCCGGTACTTGGCCGCCTCCAGACAGAATTGCTGGGGCCGATGATCGACCGAATTTTTGCGATTCTGTTCCGCCAGGGGAAATTTCCAGAAGTACCTGAGATCTTGAAGACAGCAGGTAAGATCAAAATTGAGTACGAAAGCCCAATTTCGCGTGCTCAGAAACAGCTTGAAGCCGGCGGAATATTGCGGACGTTTGATATCATGTCGATTATGATCCAGCAAGATCCAAGTATCATGGACTCGTTTGACGGTGATGCTGCGTTTAGACACATCGGTATTGATTTACATGGGATCGATCCAGATTTATTTCGTAGTGATAATGATGTGGACGCGATTCGAAAGCAGCGTGCAGAGGCGCAGAGGCAAGCATTTGATCTTGAAATGGCTCAGAAGCAGGCCAACGTGGATTCGACGAACGCTAACGCGGAGGCTGCCGGTGGGTAAAAAAGCAGATAAACCCGACCAGCTGCGTATGGATTACGCTGAGACGTTTAACTCACCAGCTGGGAAGCGCGTGCTAGCTGATATTCTAACCACATGCCATGTGTTGGAGCCAGAGCAGGATAACGACCCAAATAATATCATTGCTCGTGCACATCGCAGAGATGTTGCACACCACATTATGTTCAGTATGGGCTACGGCCCAGCAGATTTACCAACAATAATCGAGGAGACACAAAATGCCTGATCCAACTACGCCGCCAGAAGGAACACCACCTGCAGGCGATACCGTAACAATGAGCGCTGATAACTGGCGCGAACTGATCCCAGAAGACATACGCGAAGATCCGTCGATCGCGAAGTACACCGACTTTGGTGCCTTTGTTAAAGGCCACATAAATGCTGTCGGCATGATCGGCAAAGATAAATTTACGCTGCCGGAGACTGATGAGCAGTGGACTGATATTTACGGGCGACTTGGCCGCCCGGATGCTGCCGATGGGTACGAACTAACTGCCCCTGAAGGCGTTTCCGATGAGCAGAAGTTCGACGAGACTTTTGACAAGACGTTAACTGAGATGATGCACGGGCTTGGGTTGAGTAGTAAACAAGCGCAAGGCATGAACGAATTTCTCTACAACACAGTCGTAACGTCTGGGAAAGACACAGCAGAAGCTGGCGAAGCACTAAAAGCCGAGGCGCTTACCGAACTGCGCAGTGAATATGGTGCCAATGTAGATGCACATGTTGAAGTCAGCATGCGGATCATTCGCGAACTGGGCGGTGAGGGTGCTGAAGGTAAGATCAGCAAAGATGATTTACTGGAAAATCCGATTTTGGTAAAGATTCTCTCAGGAATCGCCAATAAAGTACTTGAGGACACCGGTCTCGATGGTGGAGAGCAGGGGATGACTAGAACTGATATCAAAACTGATATCGCTGAGGCGATGGGCCACCCGGCATACATGGACAGGAAGCATATCGAGCATAAGCAGCAAGTTGATAAGGTGTATGCACTACGTCAGAGGTTGCAAGGGATCGCAGCTTAAGCTACAGTAAATGTAACCGGCCAGACACCTCGCAAGAGCCTGGCACTAAAAAGCAGCAATAGGGCCGGTAAACTCCGACACCCCTGAACTATTTGATAACCCAAATTTTTTGGAGGATGTGTCATGAGTTTTGAAATCACTACCGCATTTGTGGAGCAGTTTGGTGCTAATATCGATTTGCTTTCACAACAGAAGGATTCTCGGTTTGGCGGGAAAGTTCGAGAAGAAACCCAGACCGGTGAAACACAGTTTTTTGAACAGGTCGGCGCCACTGAAGTCGAGGAGGCCACCAGTCGCCACGATGATACCCCTCGTATGGATACACCGCATGCTCGCCGCCAGGTGACTCTGCGTACATTCCGTTGGGCGGATCTTATCGACAATGCTGATAAGGTGCGCATGCTGATCGACCCGGCCAGTACGTACGCACAAAGTGCTATGACGAGTATGAACCGCAAACGCGATTTACTGATCATTCAAGCAGCGCTGGGTACCGCAAAGACTGGCAAGGCCGGTGGTACGAGTATTGTACTCCCATCAACACAGAAGATCGTACACGGATCTGCTGGTCTGACGATCGCGAAATTGCTGAGTGCCAAAGAAATCCTTGACGAGAATGAAGTCGACGAGGAAATCAAACGGTATATCGCAGTTACAGCTAAACAGGTCAGTGACTTACTGAATACCACTGAAGTGAAAAGCTCTGACTACAACACGGTCAAAGCACTGGCCATGGGGCAGCTTAACTCGTTCCTTGGGTTTGAGTTCATCCGCTCCGAGCAGTTGACTGAAGACTCCACACCTGATCGCCAAGTTATTGCCTGGGCTGAAGATGGGATCTTAATTTCACGTGGTGAAGGTGGGACTGTAACTCGGGTTTCGGAGCGTGATGACAAGAACTATTCAGTTCAGGTATTCCGCGAGGAAACTTTCGGTGCGACTCGGATGGAAGAAAAGAAAGTCGTTGAAATTGCCTGCGAAGAATAATCGGCACTAACTAAAATATTTTGGAGGATAGTTAAATGGCTGTTACACAAGAACAAAGCGACCAGATTGAAAACCAGGAGGCGACACCACCTGTTATGACCGGTGTCGATACACTTCGCGGGAAGTTGAAAATTCTGCGGTTCACGTTTACTCAAGGCGCTGCAGCTGGTGACGCTGGCTCACTCGCAGAGTTGGTTAAAGTCCCGGCTGGTGTTGTCCGAGTATTTCTGGCGTCGTCGCGGATCACATGTTCGGCGCTGGGTGCTGCACGTACGATGGATATCGGCTGGTTGGCGTATGTCGATACAGATGGTGATGCAGTAGCTGCAGATCCCAACGGTTTGGATGATGGTGTTGACGTATCGTTAGCAGTGACGTTTAATCCTACCGGTACGATCGGTGAGGATGAGACGAAGCTGTTTGAATCGAACGGTGGGGTTACGCTTACCGCTCAAGTCAATGACGCTACGCTCATAGCTTCCGCAACGATCAACGGGTACTTCGTTTACGTACAAGATTAAACGCGCGTATCGGCTGGCTAAGGAGGTCTGAAAAGGGCGGCGCAGGAATGTTCCGCCCTTTTTGTTAAATTATGTCACAAAGTATTGTAGCGATCTGTAACGCGGGCTTGATTGAACTTGGTGAGGATACAATCACATCACTTACTGATGATGTGAAAGCTGCGCGACTCTGCAACCAGCGGTATGAAGCGCTGCGAGATTCTGTCTTACGAGCAGCAAAATGGAACTTTGCGCTTGAGCGTGCGCGATTAGCGTTGCTAGTAACTAGCCCCCCGTTTGGGTTTTCAAATCAGTTCCAACTTCCTACTAATTGTCTTCGAGTCTTGAAGACGGATTGTGATTTAGATACGTACAAAATCGAAGGTAAAAAACTTCTAACGAATCGCATCGCGGTAAAAATCCAATATATTAAACAGGTTACTGATCCTGTACAGTTCGATGCGCTGTTTGTAGAGGCATTTTCAGCTAAGATTGCTATGAGTTTGGCGATCCCACTAACAGATTCAGACTCACGCTTGGCATCGATGAAGACGCTCTACGATGAAAAGATCGCGGAAGCGAAAGGATCAGACGCGCAAGAAAATGGCTCCATCGAGGTCTATGAGGCTGATGAGTGGGTTAACTCACGTATCGGTAACGTAGCAACGTAATGCCAAAAGCATCACCAATCCAAAATAGTTTTAATGCTGGAGAGCTAAGTCCGCGGCTGTTGGGTCGTAGCGACCTGGATAAATATCAGAATAGCTCTGAAACACTGCTAAATATGGAAGTCATGCCGCACGGACCTGTAACGTCCAGAGGTGGGACTCAGCACATCGAAGCTACTAAGACAGGCACTGAAAAAGCTCGGTTGGTGCCATTCGAATTCTCCACGGCTCAAGCATATGTATTGGAATTTGGTAATCTGTATATCCGTGTCTTCGCGAATAAATCTGCGCTGCAATCTGGGCCATTTGCAGATGAGTTCGCGGATGAGTTTGATACACCAGCAGTACTCGAGATTGTAACCCCATATACTGAAGCTGAGTTATTCGAACTGCAGTTTACACAGAGTGCGGATACGCTATATATCGCACATAAAAATCATGCTCCAATGACGTTGGTCAGAACGACTGTGACTACATGGATTTTGGCTGAGTTTGTAACTACATTCGGACCATACCTCGATCTAAATATTGATGACACACTCACCATAACGCCGTCAGCGACGACTGGGAATATAACACTGGTAGCGAGTGCGGCACTATTCCTGGCAGGCCATGTCGGTGCGCTGTGGCGCTATGGTACCGGTGATGGTTACGTGAAAATCACAGGATTCACGTCAGATACTGTTGTCGCAGCTACTGTCATTGAGACATTATCTGGAACCAGCGCTATCAGCGACTGGTCAGAAGGGGCTTGGTCCGATGCTAACGGCTATCCAAGAGCGGTAGCGTTCTATGAGCAGAGATTATGGTGGGCTGGGTCGATTGAGTACTCACAGACGCTATGGGCGTCACAGAGTGCTGATTACCCAAATCACCTGGCAGGATCTGACGATTCGGACGCCTTGAAGTATACGATCGCGTCTGATCAGGTCAACGCGATTCAGTGGCTATCACCGGGAGATCTACTTGCGATCGGAACAGCTGGTGGCATCCACGTCGCATCTGCATCATCGAGAGACGCTGCAATCACACCGACGGATGTTCGGATTGTACGGCGCACTAAATTTGGATGTCTTGGAATACAACCGACTCGAATTGCAGACGTGGTGATATTTGTACAGCGTGGTGGTGAGAAGGTTCGCCAATTAGAGTACTCGTTCGAATCAGATAGTTATAACACACCGGATCTGACACTGCTTTCAGAGCACATTACTCGTGGCGGTATATCACAGCTCGCGTACCAGCAAGATCCGGATAGTATAATCTGGGGTGTCCGAGCGGATGGGCGCCTCGTAGGGATGACGTACGAACGTGATCAGGATGTATTTGGCTGGCACTCGCATGTACTTGGAGGCACCTCAGATGCCAGCGGCACACAGGCGCTGGTTGAGTCAGTTGCGGTAATCCCAGGATCTGATAATGTGGCTCGGGACGAAGTGTGGTTATCTGTGAAGCGCTGGATCAATGGTGTGGAGTACCGGTATATTGAAGTCAAAACAGGTGGTTTAGAGCCTGATGCTGATATCGAAAACGCCTTTTTTATCGATTCAGGTTTATCGTATGACGGTGCGCCAGCAACGACGATTTCAGGTCTAGACCACCTGGAGGGTGAGGCTGTTCAGATACTTGCTGATGGTGCCACACACCCGGATAAGACAGTTGTGAGCGGTGCTATAACACTGGATCGAACCGCTTCGAAAGTACATATTGGACTGTATAAAAATCGTGATGTAGGGTTACTTCGAATTGAAGCAGGAAGTGCGGACGGGACTGCACAAGGAAAGATAAAGCGAATATCATCAGTTGCAATCAGATTTTTCCAGTCGGTAGGTATTCTATTCGGCCCTGACGCGACGAAGTTAGATCGAATACCATTTCGCGACTCATCTGATTTAATGGATCAGCCAATACCGCCCTTTACTGGCGACAAGAAAGCCCCGGTGCCGAGTGGGTACGATCGCGATGGTAAGTTGTATTTCAGGCAGCCGCAGCCGCTACCGTTTACACTGCTTGCTGTGATGCCAGAGGTTAAGACAAATGGTTGATGTGACAACTAAATCAACGACACCATCTGGACTGCAGATCGCTGGAGTATCGTTACAGGTATTCGGTGCGCTGATGTCCGCGAGCGAGTCTTCCAGAGGATTGAAATTCGATGCTCGTGAAGTGCTCCGTGAGGGGAAGTTAGCAGCTTTGCGTATGCGTGAGGAAGGTGAACGTGTACAGAGCGCACAGCGCACAGGATTTGCGAAAGGGGGTGTCATTCTGAGTGGTACACCTCTTGAGGTTATGGCCGAGACAGCGAATATCGCAGAGTCGAATGCGCTTGAGATTGAGCGATCAGCTGCGCGTCAAGCGAAAGAACTGCGCCGGGCTGCGCGTCGCAAGAAACGCGCCGGGATTTTTGGCGCCGCTGGCGCCGCTGTCGGGGGTATCTATGGCGGCCCTGCAGGTGCAGCAGCTGGGTATCAGATAGGTAGTAGTGTCGGAGGTGGTACCTAATGCCTGTGATCCCAACACTAGAGCGGCGAGGCCCAGGCCATGTACGAGCAGTGCCTACGGATGTCGGCGGTGCTGTGGCCGGCATCGGGCGCACGATAAGCGCGATCGATGATCGTATGCAGCAGGCGCGTCGTGGGCGTGAGCTTAATGAGGCTGTGACAGAAGCCACTCGACGTATCGCTGAAAATGAAGATGAGCTGAAACAGAACCCCGGCGGATTCGCCACATGGCAAGAAGATCAAAAAGGATTCCTAATAACCCTACGCAGCGAACTCGGTGATGAGCTGGGCGAAGCAGTAGTTCGTGATCAATTCGAGCAGCGGTTCAATACCATGGAGGTGCACAGTGAAGTTCGTGTGCGCCAAGGGGCTCGTAGCAAAGAAATCAACGAGGGCCGATCTGCTATTGCAGCGATGGAGGATGTACTCAGCGACAACTACGCACTGTTGAAGACACCTGTAGATCGAGCGGCTGTGCTAGATGGTATTGAAGACTCATACGACACTGCTGTAGCGAACGGGATACTCACAGCAGAAGAAGCGGAGCAGCGAAACCAGATCTTTGTTAATCGAGCTGAGAAACTTCGTGTATTGGCGGATATCGATACAGATCCAACACTCGCACTCGAAGGGATCACAGACGGGTTGTATGCCCTTGAAGAACAGGATCGCCAAGTTGTCACAGCGAAAGCAAAACGTGATATCACCCGAGAACAGAAAGCTCTTGAAGCCGCTGTGGCGAAGCAGCAACAAGAGACATGGACCGCTATTTTTGACGGTATTGATCAGGACTCGATGGGGCGTGAAGATATCGAACAAGCATATGATGCGATAGACCCAGAGACAGGCCTGCGTGGTCTATCCGATCCTGGGAAGCGTGCACTGCTCGGTCGGTTGCGTCAGCACGAAAAAAATAAAGCAAAACTAGGTCGAGCACTAAAGATATATCAAACAGCGATCACCACCAATGAAGCTCTTGACTATAAAATCCTAGAGCATCGCGAAGCTGCTGAAGTAGGTTTTCAACAGCTTGCACTAGAACTGCCAGCACTGAACCCACGACAAGCGAATACTCGAATCATTAATGAGATATTACGGCCTACAAAGATATGGCCTAAATCACTGCAAAGTCAGATGCGAATCGCGACGAAACATGGTTCTATGGATACAATTGAGAGCTTTTCAAATCTGTATGATCGAGTCAGTAACGACCCCACTGTGGCAGCTGTTAATAAATCGACGGTGCCAGAGGATCAGGCATTTTGGAAAACAGTCGGCAAACTCCGCCAGGCCGGTATGTTTGCTAAAGAAGCTGTCGAACTTGCCAGGCATAACGCGTTTGAGATGACTGACGATGAGCGTGGTGCGCTGAAGCAGAGGTACAAAGATCGGAAATATGTGAAGGGAAATAAAAACTCGTTCAATGGCTTTCTGACGCAGTTCGACCCAACAGCTGGGGAGCTGGCCAAACTCCCGAACATCTCTGCGATGAATTGGAGCAATGTATTTGCAGGGGCTCCAGAAGCGCCACCGGGCATGGCCGCTGACTATCAGAATCTGGTAAGGATGTTTTTCGATTATACTGGTGGTGACATCGAATTATCTCGTGAGTTGGCGGATGAGAATTTGGCCAGAGCATGGGCAACTGAGGAGATTGACGAATAATGGCTCGTAAATTTGTTCGAATACAATCTGTTGACGCAAAAGAAATCGAACGCGCTGCGATCGAGCGCGGGATAGCGGCTGGCCGTGAAAACCCTGAAGATATCGATATGGCGCAGGCGCAGGCTGTTGACGAGATATCCCCGGATTTAATGCGAACGCAGCCGCATGATCAGTTCGATATGGAAGATCCTGATGACTATCCAGTGTGGCAGAACGCTTCTGGATTTGTAGAGAATCTTGATGACCCGATGCGTACCATCAAACAAGAGTCGCTGCCTGCGAATCTGATTAAATGGCTTACCGGGAAGACTGGTGAAGCACTGCAAGCAGAGCGCAAGAAATACCGTCTTGATCCGAATGTCGCTGCGATAAATACTGAGCTTGGTGTGCTGGAAGATGCTGATAAGATTGACACTCCAGAATATGCTGCGCTGATGAGTGAGTTGGAGGCTGTGGAAGCTGATCTGGAGAGTGCTGACGAAGACCCAAAATTTTCGTTCGCAACTGTTAAACAGGCATTCAATCGAGATCCAGGTGCTTTTTTTGCAGAGTTTGCTAATACAGTAGCGAAAGCCCCAGAATTGCTTACCACACCAATAGGTTGGCGCATAGCAGCCACACGCACCGGTGCGGCGCTCACACGCATGGGAATTACAACAAAAGCAGTCGCCACCGGTGAAGTCGCTGCTGGCGCTGCCGGCACAGCCGCCGCAGGCGCTGCTGTAACGGGTGCCATCTCCGCCGGGGAGCAGCTTGGCGAGGCAGGTGAGATCACAGATCCTGAAGCCGTCGCACTTGATGCTGAGCTGGGCGCCGCTGCGTCTGTATTGCTCGTGGGTGCATTTAAAGGTATTGGAGCCGCTGCCAAGGCTGTGACAGGTGCGAAACCAGTTACAAAGGTGCCGAAGTTTGAAACAGAGCCTGTAGAGCCCCTTGTAGGCCCGGTACGGACACTTCACGCACGTGGTAGTGATGCCCTTGCGAAAGAGATCGAAGTACTTGAGCGAGTTGTCGCGGACGATATAGCGGCTGCCGAGCACGGTGCGAGGATCAGCGCTCACCAACAGGTCGAACTCGGCCTAGATGTGGCTAAACGAATCGAGCAGGAAGCTGGGTTTCGACAAATTAAGGAGCTCGCCAGAGCGCAGAAATTCGTTGATCACAGACCTTTTGACACACCGATGCAGAAAGCGTTCAAGGACGCACTGTGGACACGACGCCACGCAGGCAAGGCCGACCCGAAGGTGCTGGCCACCACAGCCTTTATCGGCCTGGGTGCGGTTGTAGGAGCTGGGGGCGCGGATGATCCGCTCCTGGGAGCTGCTGTCGGCGTTGGAGCTACAGTTGGTATGATACTGGCTGGCCGTACATTGAGAGTACTTGGCAAGGGTGTGATTAACTCGTACAAATTTGTGACGAAGCCTGACAATCGCATCCGTATTGATGATCTCACGAACATGCACGAGGCTGATAATTCAACACACTATAGATCGACATGGCAGTACAAAGAGGCAGTAAAAGTAGATGTGCCAAAGCCCAAACAGCGAGAGGCGATAGCTCACTGGCTCGAAGGAGACAAGACACAGAAACTGTCCGCGAGCGAGCAAATCACAGCGAAGCAGATTCGAGGTATGTTTGACGAAGTAGCTCGTGTAGCTGAAAAAGAAGGTGTACTTGAATCGTATCTCGACAATTACGTACCTCATTTCTGGCGCCAAAAAGGCCAGTCAAAATCTGAGATTATGCAGATCTTGTCAGACCAGCTTGGCGCGACGGGGGGTATGGGTACCAAGACAGTACACGCCAGGCAGCGTGTCATACCAACACTAAAAGCCGGTATCGACGCTGGACTTGAACCTGTGACGCTCGATATCGCAGAGATATTCAAGATGTATTCGGATAGTGTGTATCGAGCAATCCGAAACAAGCAGCTCGCACAGGCGCTGCGGAAAGAAATTGCGCCGGATGGAAACCCACTGGTTATGCGATCTGGGAGTCGACCGTTAACAGCTAAAGAAGGGTCAGCAGCAGCTCGAAATATTGCAATTGCACAAGCGAAGCTGAAGCGCATAGAAGCTCGTGTCGCTGCGGGCAAGACAGGCAATCTCGAAAAGGCCAGAGAAGGTGTTCGTCGTGCTGAGCAGTCCGCTCAGCCAGCACCCCAAGGCTATGTATCACTAAATCACCCGCAATTCTCTGGGGAGAAGGTACATCCGGATATCGCACCATCGCTGAATTTCATATATCACAGCACTGATCCAAATGTGATTATGCGTGGTGTGTTGGCGCTGAATTTCGCCATGAAGCGATCACTGGTGTCAATGAGCTTTTTCCACGCGAATGCACTTATGGAGTCCATGGTGTACGCCGGTGTGAGCCCTCACAAGATCGTACCAGCGCTGCACCAGCTCGCCCATGGCAAAGCCGGCGATATGGTAGATGAGGCGCTGAGAGCCGGGCTCAAGATCGGTGTGATCGAAGATGTAGGCTCAGACGTGTTCTACGCAGCGCTCAAGGATATTCAGAGTATCGCCGATGACATCCTTCCAGTTGTGGGAGGCGCTGCAGTTAAGGGCGTCGAGAAGTTAAACCGTGTAGTCGATGACATTATGTGGGATAAAATCGCGACTGGCGGCAAACTAGCTGTATTTGCGAATGAGATGGAAAAAGCCCTATTAAATAACGCTGCGAAGCATGCAAAAGACCCTAAAAAGTTCCCGTTGATCCCACGCGAGCAATTAGCTGCTGAAGTCGCTGAGTACACGAACGATGCCTTTGGCGGGCTAAACTGGCGCCGAATTGCTGAAGGTACGAAGTCTAAATTGGGGCGCGATATCGCCATGGCAGCATTCAACCCCAACGCGCGTAAATGGCTGCAACTAGGGCTATTCGCCCCAGATTGGACGATTGCGAATGTTCGGGTACTCTTGAAAGCAATCCCCGGAGTCGCTAAGAATAAGCGAATTACTCGCATGCACCAGTATTACGCGGCCAGAGGCGCGCTGTTCTTTGCGACCGCAGGCTCTGCGATTAACATACTGTATACAGGCAAACCAATCTGGGAGAACGAAGACCCTACAATGGTTGATATGGGGGATGGTCGGAGAATGACGTTCTCCAAACAATTCGTAGAGCCATTTCACTGGGTGGATAGTCCAGGTAAGACATTTATCAACAAGGGCGGTATCCTCCCAAAGACAGCAATTGAGCTGGCGAAGGGGATCGAGTACTTCTCAGGACGGTCAAGTGACCCTCCACTATACGCGGATGATGCGACATTCTGGGAAAAGAGCTATGCTAATGCAGGGCTTGTCGGGAAAAAGTTCGTACCGATTTTTGCACAGCAGGTAGCAGATCAGGGTGTATCTGGGATGGCTGGATTCTTAGGGCACCCAATTTACGGTGAGAAACTGGAGTAAAGAAATGACTGTTTCGAGTGATATAAGTCGAAAGGAGTACGCCGGTGATGACAGCACGGTAGCATTCCCGACGACATTTAAATTCCTAGCCACCGCAGATATCGAAGTCATCATACAAGATGCCGCCGGTATCGAGACGCTACAGGCAGAGACAACGCATTACGCGGTAACAGGTGCTGGCGACGATGCCGGCGGCACGGTAACGATGATCACAGCCCCGGCCAGCGGCGAAGTACTCGCACTCAAACGCATCACCACGATCACCCAGGAAACCGATTACGTAGAGAATGACCCATTTCCAGCGGAGACGCACGAAGCAGCACTTGATCGACTGACACTGGTCGCACAGGAAGTCAGTCAAGCTATACGCCGGGCGATCTCAGCACCGGTATCAGATACAGATCCGGATCTTGAACTACCAGTCGCCTCGCTGCGTGCGAATATGTTCTTGGTATTTGATGCCAATGGGCATGTATCGATATCCACGGGTACTGGCGCCGATGCTGGCTTGCGTGGAGACTTAGGCTCTACTGATACAAGCAAAGGCGCTGAACTAGTTGGATTCAAACGAACTGAGTTCGCCACTGCTGACAGGACAGCGCAAGATAAATTTATCGAGATGGTGAGTGTGAGTGATTTTGACTCGCCACAAGAAGCTATTGATAATGTCCCAGAAGGCACAGGGATACACTTTCCCCTTGCTAGTTACAATTTAACTGCCGCGCTAAATATTACTAGGAGTGTCTCTCTTTATACAAATAACATTGGTCGTGGGTTTACAAGGCTAATACAAGGCACACCCACGGAACATGTAGTTACCATAAACCCAACAGTTAACGGGAAAATAATCAAACTCGATGGCTTTGCCTTGGAAGGTGGAACTAATGGCCTCAATGTAGTTGGGCCTCCAGTTGACGGGACTAAACACATACATGGATCATCTCTCTTTAAAAACCTTGAAATAACAGGTCAAAGTGGTAAAGGTATCAATATAACGGCATCCGTTATAGGAACTAGATGGGAATCCATTAATTGTGAAAATATGGGGTCTTATGGGATATACGCTGCCGGTTTAAGTATTTTAAATGCTACACAATGGCAGGGCATTCGCGTACAAGGGGCTTCTGTTACTGGGTTACATATTGAACATACGAATGACACTTCAGATCAGACAAGCATTCACTTTGCAAACCTTACGTGTGAGTCAAATCCTGGTAAAGGTGTTGTAGTTAATAAGTCACAAGTTTTATTTACAAACGCCCATTTTGAGCAGAATGGCAGCTCTTCTGGAGAAGCAGATGTTGAGCTAACCGGCGGGTCGGCAATAAGAGCGCGCGCAACACTCCATGGCGGGTACTTTGGCTCTCCATCAGCAGCACAATCAAATAGAAGAGTGTTGTTTACGTCAAACCAAATCAGTCTTGGCATATCAAGAATGAGATTCTCTAGCTCGCAAACTATAGACGCGGCTAATTTTGCTACAGGCGTTAGTATTGTATTGATAGATAATGATACACAGCCGTCTGTAGTTAACTATCCAGGTGTGAATCTCGTAGATCTCACATCTTCGTCTCTATCTGTAACTTCGCAGTTCATCTCAACGCGCGCGACAAGTGCAGGACCGCCCCTTGCAATAACATCTACAAAACCTGTCGCCAATCTAACAGCAGAGCCGGTTGTTTACAACAACGCCGGAACACAACAGGTTAACCAACACTGTGTTGCTGGATTAATCTCACTCGTGGCCGGGGCAGCTACATTAACACTGTCTGGTGACGCAGTGTTTTCCTCTGGGTCTAGCTATGTATGCACCGCAAACGATCAGTCGGCAGCAAACCCTGTCAGAGTGCAGCAAGTAAGCGGAACTCAGATTGATTTTACAGGAACAGGAACAGATGCAATTCGTTATTTTTGCATAGGTAATTGACATGGAAACTAGTAAAGCAAACATAGTGGATGGGCAAAAGTATTTTGATGAGCCTGTATACAGCTATGCAACTATAGTAGCTACTGCCGTAAGTCTTGCGCTAAGGAATAGGCCACACCAGCCAATAGCAACTAGTTCTAATAGAGTAAACATCCGATGGATGAAGCCTGATGGGCGCGGTAAATTAGTACTGAGATAATGTGTACCATAATATTTCTATGTCTATTTCAAGGATATGGTAGTGAAAGCGAGTGATGTGAAGTACCTGGTAGTACACTGTTCGGATTCCCCGAATGATCCCTATGATGGTCGCCTGGATGGTGCTGCTGATATACACAGATGGCACAAAGAACGAGGGTGGGATGGTATTGGATATCACTTTGTCATTCGTGAAGACGCTCACATTGAGTTCGGGCGGCCAGTGTACTGGAAAGGGGCGCATGTAAGAAGCCACAATCACGAAAGCTTGGGAATATGTTTGATCGGGATAGACAAATTCACGGACGCGCAGTTAGGTGCTCTGCGTGATCTACTGACAGGTCTACTGACTGACTTTCCAAACGCTAAAATAGTTGGTCATTACGAATTAGATAAAAATAAATCTTGTCCTAATTTTAATGTTCAAGAGTGGTGGAATAATGGAACGGCTTAATCAGCACCAAGATACACTTAAACATATCGCAGATGCTGCGTTAATACCTACCGGAGTAGTAACCGGGCTAGCTAATTACATGGATTTAATTAATGGTGGGATGACATTTTTGGTGTTACTAACATCACTGATCTGGGGTGTATATCGAATTATTGATATGCGCAATACGCAAAGAAGGACGAAATGATGAACCCACTCGCAATCTTTGATATCGGAAGCAAACTACTCGATAAAGTATTCCCTGATCCCGTGCAAAAAGCAGAGGCTCAGGCTAAACTACTGGCGCTGCACCAGGCTGGTGAGTTGAAAGAGCTTGAAGCTGCGATGCAAATAATCACTGCTGAGGCCAAATCCGAACACTTTCTGGTAGCTGCTTGGCGACCGATCACGATGCTTACGTTTGTTTTTATTATCGCAAATAACTACATCATCTATCCATATTTGAGCCTGTTCTGGCCAGAGGCGCCGACGCTGGAAATCCCCACAGATATGTGGGAGCTACTAAAATTAGGCCTGGGTGGCTACGTAGTCGGGCGTTCAGTTGAGAAAGGCTTAAAGACCTGGAGAGGATGATACGATGGGCGCACGAGTAAGAGCAATAGCGACGATCACAGCAGAGAATACGTTCACGCCGTGGGCGAGCCTTCGTGGGAATGGAGACATCAGCGTATCAGGCGTCTCAGACTCCACTGTGACAGTGCAGCGATCGTTCGATGGTGGTTTGACTGCCAAGGACATTGAGAGCTTCACAGCCAACTTTGAGCGCACCGTGGATGCCAGTGAGCAAGGTGCTGTGTACCGGGTTGGTGTGAAGACTGGGGACTATGGCACCGATACTATCTTGGCGCGAATATCACAGTAACTTAGGAGTTTATTATGTTTGGATTTCTCAAAAGAATATTTTCACCACCGATCCCTGATGTTGGACTGACACCCAGGGAAATTGATATCAACCTGACACCTCAAAGCCAGGCGGCGTTGCGACGACATGCCGGGCGGCTCTCTCGGGTGTTTACGATGAAGCAGACCGCTGACACCAAGGCCGAGATTAAACTGCGGCAGCGAGCTCTCAAGTTCGCAGGGTTCAACGCACCAAAAACGGCGAGTGATGCAAAACAAATTCTGAAACAGCTGGAGGTGTCGCATGGCTACCACACTTAATCTATATGATCCGTGGCGGGATATCATCGCTGACCCAACTCGGGCGGCGGCAATTGCAGGTACACTGAAATGCGCGATTGTTACAGGAATCTACACGCCTGATCAAAACCTCCATGATTTTTTCGGTGATATAACGAACGAAGTCTCCGGCACTGGGTATACCGCCGGAGGCAATGCCTGTGCAAGCCCTGGGTGGACCGGACCTGATGGCTCAGGTGTACTCACATTTGATGCGAGTGACCCTGCTACCTGGTCACAGAACGGTGCAGGCTTTTCCACTGGGCGCCGGGCTATTTTTTATTACGACACTGGCACACCAGGCACTTCTCGACTTCTTGGGTACTCAGATGACTTCGGGGCTGACTCAGGTAATGTTGCTGGAGACTTTTCTGTGACAATCAACGCATCAGGCATCTACACCAGTTCGCGATAATTGGAGTAAATATGAAAAAACTACTTTGGATTTTATTATTAATTCTGCCGCTACCGGCACTTGCTGTTTCAGTGATAGCTACCATCAGCCCATATCCAACGCCAGTCGGTCATACGATGCAAATTAACTGCAAAGTTAACACTGGTGGTTGGGCTTGGTGGGTTACTTTTGATGCAAGTAAAACAAAAGTCACTAAGGATATGACGATAAAACACAATGATAAATTGCAGTGCAAGGTGCGACCGAAACGAAAAAGTGACGGGGCTACTGCTGACTGGTCGCCAATTTACACATTTATCTATAAGGAAGATGTCCCAACATCAAAGGGAATAACTAAGATGAGTGTGAAATGATAACCGTCCCAGGTACTCCGTTTAATTTAGAGGTGAAGTAATGCTTGCCAACAGAGTAAAAGAAACCACAGCGACAACCGGTACAGGGAGTTTCACTACTTCTGGTGCTGTTGCAGGATTTCAAACATTCAACACTGCATTTGGCACTGATCGACGGTTCACCTATTGGGCGGTGAATGATACCGATAATGAGTGGGAAACGGGTATTGGTTATTTGTCCGCATCTACAACTTTGGTGCGTGAAACAGTATTGGATAATCATTTAGGAACTACAGCTATAGTTAACTTTACTACTGCGCCAAGCTTATTTCATTCTATTTCTGAAGAAGGTTTATGGCAATATCCACCACGTGAGATTGCAGCAAATAATCAATTAATTTCGGCGCATATCATAAATCCAGATACTATTTTTACGGCTGTTGCGACTCGTGCAATATTTTATCCTTTTATCATCGATCATGCTGTTGAGGTTGATGGTATTGGATTATATGTACAAACCGCAAATGGTTTAGGGACGGATCATTTATTGGTTGCATTATATGAAACAACAGGTAAAAATTATCCTGGTGTTTTAATTGGTGAAGCATCACTTGACCCGAGCGTAACAGGATTTCAGTCCGGGTCATTTACTGCAAGAAAATTAAATCCCGGTGTTTATTGGGTTGGCTTTTGGACAGATGTTACTCCAGACATACGCTCTTATACTGTAGATGCTTGCTTAGATGTGCATTTAGGCTATGAGGCTGGCATGGTGCATAAAATGGGGTTTAGAGTTGTACTCACAGGAATAACTGTAATGCCTGATCCAGCGACTACAGGGATGACAATTGCTCAGGCAAGCACCACTCCAACAATTTTCTTGGAGGAAGTATAATGGCTATAAATACAGAGCAAAAAAGGTATTTAGTTGCCAGTTTAGAAGATTCCGGTTTTACAGTACGTACGCGTAATGGGCTACAAAATTATTACAGAGATAATGGCACTTTGGTAACTAACTTAGAAATTACTGTAATTGAATCTTTAATAAATAATTTTGATCCGCTGCCAATCAGCAAAACAGTCAAAATCAAGGAATTAAAATCTAAAGGGCTTTCCCGCGTTCAGCTTGTATTCCCTGCAATCAAAGATTGGGATGATTTAGATTTAGTACGTGATCAATGGTTAAGCATTGCCCCAGCGGCACGATCAGCTACAGCAAATTTTCAATCTATGATTGATATATTTCAAGCTGGTAAGGTGGCAGTAGCAGCCATTAATGCTTTGACCACAGTCGCAGAAGTTGAAGCGTATAATGTGGTGAATACACCGAGTTGGCCTTAAATGAATTATTTAATTGCATACTTGGCTATCGGCAGCTTACTAGTGATTTATGTTTTAACACATAAAGACCTGCCAGGATTGCTTTCGCAAACAAAGCACAAAAACGCTTTTATTTTTGGTGTGACATTGCTTATTTTAATAATTCTATGGCCTGTTGCCATAGTGCAAGTAAAAATGCGCGGCCGTAAATGTTAGGTGAAGGCGCTCTTGGCGAATTTGCGCTTGGTGAGATTAAGGCAGCAGTTGGTGCTGTTACAATCGACCTAACCACCGCTACTTTTGGACTTACAGCGCAAGCCCCTCAACTTAGTCTCTCCACAGCGATGACCACAGCAAGTCTTTCTTTCTCAGCTCTCGCTGTTCAAGGATCGCTGCTGGTTGCGCTCGCAGCAAGCTCACTCTCATTCTCTGCGAAGTCGATCCAGCTTGGGACACTCGTTGCTCTTACCTCAGCTGCACTGTCGCTCACAGCAAATACTATCTCACTACTTGTCTCGACAGTGATTGATCTCACTGCTGCCACACTGTCATTTACCGCGAGAGCGATTACTGCGACTGGTGCTATCGTGGCTGAGTTTCGTAATCTTGTATTGAAAAAAGTACTGCGAAAAGTGCTTCGTGACGTGAATCGAAAAGTATGACTTATAAAAAAGACCTCGCACGCGCCGAGGGAGGTGACGCGTGCGAGGCCAAATGGGGCTTTGTTATTTTATACGTTGTCGCCCCAATTACTTAGCAGATCATCCAGATCACCCTCAGTCGAACTGGCGGATTCTTGGGTAGGCTCAGATGTCGTTTGAGACTCTGCTACAACACCTTGCTTTGACAGTACTTCAGCGGCCATATCTGCTGTGACACTACGCTTGAGCTTCCAGGTACCATCAGCTTTCAACTTAGTCTTGCTACCGCTGTGGATGTTACCATCCCATGTGTGACCTGCGCTGTCCTGCTCTACATCATCGACAGCAGGATTTTTCTCAGTCTGTGTCTGAACTGATTTCGTGGCTTTGCCGCGCGACTGTGTCTGAACTGCAGGCTCCCCGCCCAGCGCGTCGAGATCCAACTCGTCTGAGGCACCGGCAGGCTCTGGGCTCGCCATGCTTGGACCGCTATCAGGCGCCGGCAGCGCTTTGTGGATCATCTCACTAATTTCTGGGCTCCCGGCGCGTGCAGCCATACGCGTGGCGTCAGCCTCATTCAGGTACCCGGAGTACCCAAACTGCATGGCCTTGGGATTGTCTTCGTCCACGGAGACCTGAGTGACGATCTTGTGCATATTGACGTTGTACCGAACCAGTTCGCGGCCATAGGTACTCAGCGCCTTGAGCGACGTTGGAGGTACGGACAGCCTGAACACGTCACCGTCCATGTGCTTGCCGCTCAGCACGACCAGCAGGCTCTTGCGGTCTGAGCATGCCTTGCCCTTACTGGCGTTACCATCAGCGTCGTGGCCACTCCCCCACGCATTCTTAGGGCAATGGGCGCAGGTACCCCACTGGGGCTCTGCAATCGACTGATCAGGGCGGATACCGTCGTTGGAGAAGCAGTCTGGTGCGTCTGCAGAATCCTCGGTCCAAGCGCCGCCGTACCACTGCTTCGCGGTGTGCTTGGGCTCAGGCGGGTCGATACCCATAATCACCACCTGGATGGGCTTGGCCATACCGACCTTGATTTCGTCACCATCCTTCTTCAGAATGAACGACGCGTCCCGTAGTGAGATTCGAGGTACCGACTCGGACGTTACCATGCCGGCGGCTTGTTCCGCCCCGCCAGTGATGTGCGCGGGGAGCTGGGCTCCTGCTAGTGTTGCGATTTCCGTTGTCATTTTTTACCTGCCTTTTTGGTTGGAGCTGTTAATTCAGTGAGTTGTTCGTTGACGATGGCTTTGATGTCGTCAGAAGTAAGTCCTGGGGTGTCACCCATCGACTCAGCTTCAAGGCGTATGATCGCTGCTATATCACCGCCGATGCCCTTCATCGCATCCGTCGCTTGTGTGCGTGGGAATGTGTCAAATACTTTAACACGAGCATCGAGTCGATCAGCGATATTCAATAGTGTCTGCTTCACTTTGGTCTCCTTATTTGGATTTCAATTTTGGTCCCGTAGTTTACACCAGGTGGTGTCATTCCCTCGTGGTCCCCCATGTATTCTTTGACGACTGCTTTGTTCACTGCCTTGTTGAACAGTTCGAACGTGTCAGTCTCCTTGACGAACGCCAGCACCTCGGCCCAGTTATCGACTCCAACAAAGTCCTTCGTCGCACGGAACGCTGTACCGGCTGTGGTCTTCAGCGACTCGATACCATCAGCATCCATGATCTTTTGGAGTGCGTCGGCGATTTTCAGCATATCGGCTTTTCGACCGGCCTTGAATTCCTTGAATGTTTTTTCCTGTGCTGATAGATCGTCGCGCATGGCGACGTATGCGGTTACTAATTTATCTGCTTTGTGGCTCATCATGCTTCCCTCAGTAGTTCCAGTAAAAGTCCCTGCATTTTTTCTTTCGTGCCGAGACGCTTGTACACCAACTTTTCAATATCCGAACACACCAGCTGTACGATCGTCTGCTTCCTGGTCTGCCCTGGCCGTGTGATACGGCCTATCGCCTGCTCATAGAATTCATAGTTATCGATCGGACCCCACCAGATAATCGTGTTACTCGCTGTCAGCGTCAGCCCGTGAGCCATCGTCTGCGGGTGAGCTACGATTATCTGTAGGTCTCCGTTCTGAAACTGGTCGAACGCCTCGGTGCGTTTACTGGTACCGGTATCACCAGTGACCATCGCGACACTGAATTTTTTACTGAGTAACTTGTACAGCAACTTGGTCGAGTGTTTGAACGGTGTGAAGATCAGTACTTTGCTTCCAGCCTCCTCGATCATCTCTAATAAAATCTTTAACTTCGGTTTCACATCAATCGCGTACGGATCAGACTTATCTGTATATATAGCTCCACACGCTATTTGTAGCAATTTCAATCTTTTTATACCCTCATTAGCTGCTGTTATAGTTCCGTCCGCCAATTCCAGTACAAGTTCTTTTTTCATCTCTCTGTACAGCTTTTTCTGTGTGGGACTCATCTCACACTCGCGCATCTCTACAACGCAGGGCGGGAGATCCAAACAGTCATCACGAACAAATCGCACTGAGATGTCCGACAGTAGCGAATAAACGTAATCCTCCCACCCGGTACGTGGTAGCCAAGTGAACTTATCGCGCTGGTACATCACCGAATCTCTGAAGCGAGAAAAGTATTTTGGTACTTTGTGCATGGCGACGATACGACACTGCGCCCAGATGTCGGTCGGGCTATGCGGCATCGGCGATCCAGTCATCCACCAGAGCGTGCGCTGATACTCAGGGATTCCCGGCTTGATTGGGCCTGCTAGTCGATTCAGAGACTTCCACTTGTCCGTAGCTTTGTTCCTAAACTGGGCGCCCTCATCGAGTATGATATGCGTGATATCCTTTCGAGCGACCAACTCAGCTTCCAGCACTTTGATGCCATCGTGGTTGATGATGTAATAGTCATGATCCTCGGCAAGTAGGTCGAGTCGCTTCTGTTTCGAGCCATGCAGGATCGCGAATGATCTGTTCGGCAGTGTCTTGAACAGCTCATCAGCCCACACGCGCCACAACGTGGACAGCGTGGACACGATCAGCACCTTGCCCATGCAGTCATGGCCCTGCAAGAAGTCCGCCGCCCAGAGGGCACTCAGGGTCTTTCCTGTGCCGATATCGTTGAACACGAACGCTCGTGGATTTCGGATGAGAAAGTCCCATGTTACGACCTGGTGTCTGAACGGTGTGAACCGCCCTGGGAATTTATAGTTGAAAGTCATTCGAGGTGCGCCGTGGTGGCCATCGCCAGAAGTACATTCCTAAACTCGTCCGGCGTTGCGTTTCGAATCCGGGTTTTGTCCTTACCGCCGACCATCGCCAGCATCCCTATGCGCCTCGCTTTTATGTACCCGTACCGCGCCAGTGCTACAGGGTGTATGCGCTGCTCCCCCCTACTCCAATCAAGTTCTGGCAGCTCCACCCCTACCGCATATAGCCACGTAGCCTTACGGCTCATGTGCCCGTAGTGGCCCTGCTCTACCTGACACGTCCACCCGCCAAACTCATCAGCTTTTACCCACCCTTCGCGCATCGTTGGCCGCGTCAGCCCGAAGTAGTCCCAGGCTTTAGAGTGTGCCGGGTGTTCCAGCACACCTCCGTAGTTCCGCACCGCAGTCAGTGCTGCAGCAAAACACCCACCATCCTCGCCAAGCCGGTACTGGTTCGGTTTGTTCGGCGCCCCATGCCAATACCGACCCCAGCGTTGGCAAGGTGGGTGCGCCACTACCGGGTATGGCCCAAGGTATGACCTGGCGTCTCGTTCTTCGTCCCATGGGTCAACACCCAACATCTCGAAATAGGTTCCACCCATCTCAACATATAGAGCTGCAATCATACCGCTCACTTCAACTGATCCTCCAACGATTCACACATCCGCTCAAAGCCCTCATCGGTACCGTAAACCACCTCGACGATACCGCCCGCGTCGGCGATCTCAGCGAGCCGAACTTCCTGGTGTTTGGTCAGCCTGCCTTTCTCAGTCTTGGCCTCGATGCCAACGAATACACCCAGCGTCTTACCGACCATCGCGGGTGTGATCTCCACAGGTACACAGCACACGTAATCCGGTATGCCGTGCTTGCCCATGCCGTTACTTACCGGCTTGAACTCAAACACACTGGGGAACGTCGCGTACAGCCAGCGTTTGATTTTGTCTTTTACTCTGCTTTCAGGTGTTGCCATGACTTTTCTCCAACTACAGTGTTAAACCAGTCTCTTGTAAGAATTTCTGCACAAGCAAAACTTGATACTTGGCATCGTCGAGCGCGTTGTGCTTCGTGCCTGTGAATTCTGGGCGATCTGCTTTTGCAACGAACGCTTTGGCTGTGCGGACATCACGTTCTTGGTGGTAGTCCCAAGGACACGCTAAAATCAAAAACCTATCAAACGCGTTCCGCAGTATCGCCAGATCAAACACAGGGGAATTCGCCCACACACCACCTTCGAAATCACTTGCTACATCACGATTGTAACCATCTTTGTGTGTTGGATACATAAACGCAGCTAGCGCTGCAAGCGCAGAATCAAGTACTGGCTTGCGCTTATCGAGAAACGCTGAACTCTGCTGCGCCCACCACAGACACGTCTCAGGATCGAGCGCGCGCCCTTGCTTTGGGTCGATCTCTACATAAAACTCTCGCCCCATCGATGTAGCATCAAACTCAACGGCGCCGATAGATAAAATCGTCGCGTCTGGTGTCAGTGCGAGTGTTTCAATGTCAATCATAATGTCTTTCATGCGTTACTCCTCACTTCAGCGGGCACTGGTTAGGGTTGGCGTCACACCACTTACAAAAGTTATTCTGCCGTGGCGGCCAATCGTTCTGTTCATGGGCTCGATCAATCGCAGACGCTCGGTTTATCAAGTCGTCCCACATATCGTCCAGGTCTTCGCGTTTGAATACACGCTTAGAAGTTTCCTTCTGATCAATGTACACATAACCTGCGGTAATCTCATCGACATCCGGCCAAATAAGTTCCATACATATCGCAGCGAATAGTTTGAGCTGATCCGTGTACCCGTAATTTCTCCCTGTCTTCCAATCGACGATTACCGCTGTCGAGCCACGCTTGACTGCGAGATCGATACCGAACCGGAGCCACGCTTTCTTTGAAAAATATCCGACTTTGTTAAACTCACCATCGAGCGCGTACTTCCCTTTCTCACTGGAGCCCTCTTCAATCAGCACCTCATCCGCGCCGAGAATTAATGCCTTCGTGAGTGGTATCATGTGTGCTACATCGAGCTTGAAACTCACACCGCCAGTATCTCGCATGTGAATGGCTGCGTGTTCTAGCATCGCATGCAGCGCCTCCCCGCGTTTCGCAGCATCGGACTGTACGTACTTCAGCTCCTTACTGACGTTCTGCAGGTAGAACTTGCGAGGGCATTGTTCGAATGTGTTGAGTCGGCTCCAACTCCAGGCGTGACGTTTCATGAATACTCCCTTTCACCATCTAACTCTGACCAATTCAGCGCTTTGGCTGTCCAAGGGCAGACTTTCGATAATTGCCCCTGAATCTCGAAAGCTATGAGTTGTATCTCTTTCTGCGCGTGGAGATCGCAGCGTTGATTTAGAAAATGTATCCAGCTACGTAGCGTGCCGTGCATCACGATCGTGGTTTGGGTGGCCAGGGGTAGGACCATCCGAGCGCACTCTTTGGCCACCCCATCTTCCAGTAGTGTGTTGTAGAGCTTTTGGGTATCTTTCGCATGTTGCTCTACCAAGCTGTAAAGAATATTATTTTCTTCAAGTACATCCACCGAACTCTGTCGGTTCTTTTCAGCTTGCATTCTCAACTCTACAGGCTCCATAGCTTCAACCTTCGAATACCGTTGACTGAATTCCTGGAACGAAAAACTACGGTGGCGCAGAATCTGCTGTGCGATGGCCCGTGACGTTTCGATTTCAAATCCAATGGAAATCATTTCGAACGGCGACCAGTGCCCCGCGTCTAAAAGGTACTTTAACAACTTGGGTGCGGTTTCATGGTTAAGCCTGTTATCTGGTGAAGACACACGAGCGCAATAGATCATGTACTCCTCAGCAGACATTATAGTCGCACCTTCTCGGATTGACTGTAGCACTGGTTGCGTAATTGCATTAAGTGTCACGTTCATCTCAAATCTCCTCAGTTGGTTCGAATGTCTCAGTGCGTATATCACGCTCGTACTGCTCATCGTGACACCACGCGACGGTCTCGGCATACCCAGCCAAGTCCACCATGTTATCGCGCTTCGACTTATTACACTCCCGGATGATCTTGACGCCGCACATACACAGCCCAACCTGCGCCGGTGTGATCTCAATGCCAAGTATCGCACCCCAGATCTTCGCGGTGCGTTTGAAATCATCGAGTGGGTGCCCATAGTCCGCGTTGCGATCGCCGTGTACCAGGCTCTCGGCTTCGGTTAGGACGCTTTGTCGTGGTGTTGTTACTTTGATCTGCGGTGGGTGTACAATACGGTCTTCTGAGAAAGCACCTTCCGCCCACCTCGAAATAGCCTTACCTGTAATCCCCGTAAACGCACTTAGACAGATCATTGCAGTACCATTAAAGCACAACCAATAACCATCACTACCGCTCTGTAACACTAACCCATTTACTATATTTATTGTCTTCATAACTCCTCCATGTGGCCCCAATCCGTCCCATACGCTGCGTCCCAAGGAAATTTAATTGTTGGTTTCCAACCCCACGCCGATTCGTAGGGCAGGTTATCCAGTGTTGTTCTTGCTTTTCTGATCTCTACAATCGCATGACTCTCACTCTCGACTTCCAGCACGTAAAATAAACCATCATGAAGATCAAACGAAAACACAAACTCAGGGTGCTTATGCGCCATGATCGCTATGGCCAGCTCTTTCATATCAGCGCCAGATCCCTGAATCGGAAAGTTTATCGCACTCGACTCCGAGCCCCACCGATCATCACCAGACCAGCTGTGGATCGCGAACCGCCGGCCGGCTAGTGTTTCTGCGTAGCCGGCCTCTTTAGCTTTTCGGATCGCAGCACCCCAGTATTTTTTTACACCCGGGTACATGCGGTGATACGCTTTTTGCCAGTTCCGAATGACGTGTATATTCTCGTCGATCCCGTACTGGACTCGTGCTATCAGCCGCGACTTTTTCGCTCCGACTCTGTACTGGTTTGAAAGTCCGACGTACTTACCGCAGTAACGTAGGCCGTGCTCTCCAACGATCTCAGGATCTTTAGCAGCCTTTCGAGCCATGAATTCGTCGTATGGAATACCACTGATCGCACTCCCTGTGTTGCTGTGAAAGTCACCGTCGTTACGGAAGATATTCAGCATCGATTCGTCCTGGCTGAACTCAGCCATGAACCGCGCCTCTTGGCCGGCGGCGTCAAATTCGACTAGGTATTTCATTTGTCTGTGCTTTTAACTTTTTCATGTAATCACTGCTAACCATTACAATCACTTCATTTGATTTAAGTGCCGGATTTTCTACCACTGGAAATCCCATGAAGCTCTCGACAGGTAGAGACTTCATTTTATCAGCAGCAGCTAACATATCTTCAATAGATATCTTCTCTGGCATCCCTTTCGTACAGGTGCTATCACACATGATCTACCTCCAAAATAGGTGCTCCGCTCAGGCCACGCTGTAGGGGGACAGCGTTTGCCGTAACGCATGTTAAGCCTGAGCGGAGCATAAAAGGTTTCATCGCATCCATCGTCCGGTATGTATATTGAAATTTTTGAGTTCTCGTTTTAACTGCTCAAGTCTGTATGGGCTAACACGTCTGAGGCGCCCAACAAGCAGCCTGGCTAGATCATTGGCGACGTTATCAGCTGCTGCCAGTGTGTTGTTCGCGACTTGTACTGCGTGGCGCATATCTTCTGTGTTCATAGTGTGACCTCCTTCAAACCAGCTCGCTCTAATAGATCATCGGCCACCTCACCCGCAGTCCACTGACTGCACATATTCCCGATACCGTACCGATCATCCTCGTCGCGAAGCAGTTCCATAGCTATTAAAAAACCTTTTCGCTGCTCAGCGTTTTCTAGCTCTACAGTACTTACTTCACACATGTATCAACTCCCGTAGTTTTTATTTCGGTGGCTTGGTATCAAACATCGATGTGAGTCCACACATATCACACTTACCACCCCATTGTTGCTCATCAAGATGGTGTATCCCATCATATTTGAATGTACCATCGCTACACTCTGTACAATTAAAATTTGGTTGTTGAAAGTCAATCGGAATTAGTTTCTCATCTTCGAGTCGGTACACATGCGTAGTAGTAGCGACTATGATTCGATCTCTAAAGGTTGTTATTCCTACACACACCTCACCGACTGGTAGTGATGTAACGTACTGAATATCAAGTCGCTTCAAATCATTCGATACCTTGGTATCTGACAGTACCGCCAGTGCGCCCTCTAGTTTTAAATCCGCTGTGAACATCTCAACTATTTCGCGCTTGGTAGATCCTTCGCGCCCGCCGGGATCACTTTCGGCCGAGTAGATTACGAATCGCTCTGGTATCTGTGGTTCAGACATGAATCAACCCCCTCAGTTTTTTATTTCGCGGCCATTGGTGCAGCGCCACGCCGGTGAAGAATTTCTTTTTGGTCTTGCTCTGATACGTCATGCGCCCAGTGTACGTGCTGAACAGTCGCGGTGACGGGTGCATAGTCTCCGAGTTTAAATATTCCTTCGCCTTCGCTGGCGACTCGATAAATTTGGTTAGCTGTGTGTTCAGCTCTCGCCATCGTAGTATGTCCAGTACTCGGTCGTCGTGATCTGCTAGGTAGGTGAGTGCTGCCTTGTTCGTGGCGCGTGCTTTTTTCTTCTCGGCCTCCGTTACTGCGGTATCGATTTTCGGCGTAAACATGGTGCACTCCAAACCCCACGTGTCGTACAACAGCTGACCCATCTGTTTTGGTGATCGCAGGATTTTTGATGGTACCCACTTACCACCGACGATCGTGCCCTCACATGCATGCGGCTCGTTGCTGATACCAAGTTTGCACTCCAGCTCAAACATCTCCTGTGTGACGCTCGGTAGCATCTCACTCATAATCCCAAAGTTTAGCCGCACACCATTAACCCATGAGTTCGCCGTCGGCACGATACACTGCATGGTGATCATAGCTGAGCGCTGCTGCTGTGGTGTGAGCTTGGCCCAGACTTTTTCTGCGATCATAACCGTCACCAGGGAGTCCATCTTGCAGCGCAGCTCCCAGTACTCGTCATTCTCGCCGGCTTCGATATCTTCGGACTTCATTTCCAAGAACTTTTCAAGGTGCGGCCAGTCCTTGAGCCAGCGCTTGGCGCCATCGGCTAACGACCAAGCTGGTAGCCACTCCATACGCTGAGAGTTTGAGTACCACTTCCACAGCAGCATGACATCGAGCCATTTGATGTTAGATATGTCGTGCCCAGCTGCGATTAGAAAGGCCACGTCGAATATGCCGTTCCAGGTGCAGATGGCTTCGTGAGTATCGCGTGCGTGATCTAAAATACTTTGGTACTTACGCCCACCGAGAAATAGATCATCCGTACGATCGGCAACTAGCATCGCTTGGCCATCAGACCGCGCCAATGACATCGCTGTGATCTTCGCAGTCCCTTCTTTGACGCGCCATGGCTGCAGCGCGTACTCCTGCGGTGCGCCGTTGTCTGGAGCGGTTTCGATGTCGAGCCCGATCATCCTGCAATCCCTTCGGGGTTCATAATTAAAACACACTCACAGTCATAACCATACAAGTCACGAGGCTGTAAAAACCTTGTTTCCTGCTCTCCTTTCTCGGTTATGTATATTGCATCGACGCCACGGCCTTGTAGTTTTTCGTAGTCAACAATGCTTCGATAGAAGACATCATCTCGCCAGTCAAGCAAGTCAATATCTGCAGCACTGTTGATAACGAGTACGTTGCCTGTAAATATAATTTCAAACTGTGTGGATCGATCCCCAAAATCGTTATCATCACACCACTCGCGCCACCCATAGTTACAATTTATAGGGGATGCCCATAAACCTCCTTTGGGCTTCATGTGATTTTTATTCTCAACTGATCTAAACTCACTTGGTTCGTACGTATCACCACAGCCGTACGTAATCAATTTCAAAATCATCGGTTGTGTGATTGGTAACTCTTTTGCGTTAAGTCCGATCACTGACCTTCCTCAATCTCAACCTTTACAATGTATTGAATTTGGCTTGGCGGTATCCAATACTTTGCCTTCGAAAGTACACACCACTCCAGATCTACGTCGACCCAAAAGCCCTGGCTAATACCTGCCAGCACACGATTTTCAGGTGCGTCCATCTGGCGGGTACGGCCATTGAAGTTAAACATGCAGCGATACGTAATCATCGCACACGCCTCCCATGACAGCGTGGCGACATCAAAAATTTCGTCTTTTCGGTACAGCCTTTGAGTGTACCAAGCAGCTGCCTCTGATAGTGCTGGCTACCTAACCGTGTACCCAGTGAGAAGTTCGGCTTCCAATAGCGTCGGTGTGATCTAGCCAGTCGCTGCTCATCAGTTTGGTTATACTCAAACGGCGCACGGCCTTGGCGAATTCGACGAGCTTTTTCTTGGGCGCCCTGATGTGGTACCCACAGACTACAGCCCATACGCTTCGTGATCCTGCGATGAATTGCGCGGCGCGCGGCTTTCGTGTCAAAGTTCGTAAATGGGTGTCTGATCGCAAAAACTGCTGCGTACATTGTTAATCTGCGACTGACCATTTTATCGATGTTGGATCTGATGTTTGTCATTACGAATGCTCCTCACAGTATTTTTTAAACGCCGGGCACTGGCGTGGTGTTGGTACCGTACACTCATGCACTACGAGCTGGTTGTCACCTGTACCGTATGGGTCGGTCGCTGCTGTCAGCCACTCGCATTCGCTAACACAGAGTTTTTGCGTGTAGATTTTCGCTATGGCCTTCCACGCATCTGGTATTTGATCTGTCATGGATTCATCCTAGCAGTGGTTTTAAGTTTGTGCGCCCGAGTAATTTTTATAGGTCTATAAAGAGGTGTGATGGTTACTTCCTCCCAACCATTTTCAATTCAAATGTTGACGCGACCCTTTCTGTTGTTACTTTGGTAACAATAAAAGGCATCCACGGGA